CATCAAATACAGGATCTACCTTGGCCCTGCTTTCTATGATACCCTTGGGCATCTTACTAAACAGATCATCAGCAAAGGTATTGAATAGATTATAAATATCCAGATCATCATCTATATCGAAGTTCTCACAGCGTTTGTTCTCGTTCAGGTTCATAGATGAGCGTATGCATACGTTATAAGTATCGTTGTGTATGAGTACAAACTTAGCATGTGTATTGGTAGTACGGATATTCTCTTCCTTAAATACATCCTGTATATATAGGCTGTATCCTGATTGTCTTGTCTTAAATGATCTATCCAGGATAAGGCGTACATCCCGCACATGACCTGAAGCCATAAGACTATTAAGCGCACCGGCATCATATAGACCTGCACTCCAGGTGCTGATAGTGACATCAGCAGGACCTGTAATATCGATTACTGCTTCTATAAGCGATATAAGAGAGAATGCGCCATTGGTAAGACCACACACCTTACCATTTGGCCCAAATCCTTTTACTGCTTCACTAGCAAATTGCAATCCTGTGCGGTATGCTATTGCTTTTTTGTCGTTTGTTTTTACTATTGATTTCATTGTATTTTTTCTTTATGATGTAAAAATAACCAATCTCCCATTTTTCGAATAATATTGGATGCGGTGGATGCGTCCGGATCTTCTTCAATAAATGTTACTTTCTGAGTATCATTAAATTTTCGATTTCTCCATTCTACAACTAAGAGATTTTTTTTATCCCAACACAACCAATCAAATCCGTAATTATTATTTACTGAAAGTTGATATTCAGATTTGCTTTGATCTGAATACTCATAAAATGGCTGTATCTGCAATACTTGAAGGATTTTAAAAAACTTAGTCATGGTCAGATCACTCTTACCGGCAAACCACAGAGACAACTGGCTCTCGCTGATCTCTGTGGCCTGAGCGAGCTTGTAACGGGAGATACTCAGATCGCTCATGCGTGGCAGTATGATTTTGTCCTGGATTATTTTAATGGCTTCTTTCATGTTATTTATTTTGTCTAATACTACCTGCAAACCCTTGTAAACTTGGTTTTATATATTTTTCATTTGTTTCCACAGCATTTCTAAAATCGGATCCGGTAAAGCATAGTTGATTTGCTCTTTTAATTGCTAAATCCTGATTATGTGCTAAAACTAAGATGGTTCCTTCACCACCGTCTTTCTTTGTGTAAGTTACTTTAAATGTTTTCATGATTTTAAATTATATTGAATTAAAAATTTGCTTTTCTTGCTGCAGCGGCTGCTATCATCTCAGGAGTCAATACAAAATTAGATTTTTGAACTGGCTTAGCTTGTAAAGTTTTCCTTTCTACTAAATCAACCTGTATAGTTTCAAATGCTCTTCTTCCTGTAAGGCAATGATCAGAAACTCTTATTTCCTTACCATTTTCTGATTCAAAATAGAAAGATGCTCCATTTGAAAAAGATGATGATTTGAAAGTAAAATTTTTAAAGCCTTTTTTTACTAAAATTGCTTCAGCTATTTCTCTTGTATAACTTCTGTCTGCTTGGAAAAAATTTGAATTGAACATTTTAACTTCGTTTTATTTACAATACAAAGATACGGTATTACTACAATATATTCAAGTATTGTGTATTGTTTTCGTCGATAAAATAAATGCGTTCGTCGATAAAGTGCAAAAAGCACTGAGCGATCACCGCCCAGTGCTTAATATTTTATCCTTCCTGATAAATCTCATGGCATGCTCCCATCGTGTCGTATATCTCTGTGGTGAGATGACAGAAGTCGAGCCTTTGTGCCGGCGGTATCTCATCCCAAAAAGGACTCGATACCGCAGCAACAAAGATTTGGAGGAATAAAATTTGCTTGGTTTTTAGATCTTCAGTACTTATGCCCTGGTAGTAGCACTCAAGGATGGTAAGTCCCGCAGGATCAGTCTGAGTTTCCTGCTTGTTCTGGTTTGCTTTAGTACTTGTCATTACTAATTAATTTAAAAAATGAATAAATGAGCCAGTCACTGACAAGTACCCCGCACGAATGCAGATAAGCTTACGGACTTTCACCGATATGCTGGCTTTATTTTAATTCAATCTTAATTGCGTGGAATCTTTATCCCGTGCGAGTACTTGTCGCGACAAAGATAAAGTAAGTTATCTATTCCTCCAAATATATAACCGATATGCTATATTCGCACGTTTGCGATGGTACAAATGTAACTGAAAATATACATATCGGTGGTTTTTTTTCAGAATAATTAACTGATCGGTTATATAATTTTAATCGTAATGTGTTACATCACTCTACCATCCCCCCTACCCGGCAACAATCTTTGGTGCAATTTACTGCCATATTTCTGCATGATGTAGTAATCTACCGTATCGCTGAAATGCGTGGCGTACACCTGGTTGAATGATTTGTTTTTTTCGTCGGCTTTGGACTTCTGGAATTTCTCATTTACTTCGGCATTTTGCATGGAGACGATGACGGCTTTGCAAGTGTCTTGATTAAATCTGAGCTTCGGGAGTAACGGGTTGCTCTCTTCCAGGCACTCGTTGATGAGCTCATAACGTACTGAGTGGAGATCCGCCATTTTGGATGGTGCTTTGATCTCGCAGTGCCACCCGTTTTTCATAAACCGCGCCTTGATCCTGTCAAATACCGTACCGCCAAAAGTCGTGCGGTCATGGCCGTGCGGCTCTCCCCATACATAGATGTGTTTGTTTTTCTGATCGGCATAGTCGATACATATATCGTCTATGAGCTGATCTATGCCGTCATTTTCCTTGCGGTAAAAGCTCCCTATCATGTACTCCGTCCGCTCCCGCTCCTGGTATATGGTCGCACACTTAAACCATCCATGGAAGTCAAACGATGCGTGTATCATATCTGTACGTCGGCGGTCACGCATACCTGCGACCATGCCGAGGCGCTCATTGTCAGAGTAGATGTATGCCGGCTGGTAGGTGTGGTACTCATCATTGAGCGCATGATAAAATCCGTGCTGCTTACGTCCGGATGGTTTGTTGAGCACTTCGAGAGCGAAGGTGTACGGATCCAGCTCCGCCTTGAGTCGGTCTATGTAGCCCTGACCCAGCACGGCAATATTGTCAAATACGGTGGCTTCCAGATATCCGTACTGCTTCGGCATACGAGCGGCTTTCTCCTTGTATTCGAGCAGATACTGACCAAGCGTGAGCCACGGCATAGATGAGTACCGGCAAAGCTCCTGATGCAGCCAGCTGTCAAAATAATGTCGGTTGCCCCTGATGGCAGGATACAGTACTTTGTCTATGTGCTCCTTTTTCACAAGTAGTGACTCATCGACGTCACCACCGTCATAGTTACCACCCCGCGCCAGATCCGGACGGTCCATGGATAGCAGCTCTATGGTGTAGCCATTAAAAAAAGTGATGATATTTTCATATCTCTTGGGTGCTTTGAGCGGTGTCGTCCAGTCTGATGGTGGCCGCTTACCTACGACGTAGTGACCGGGCTCTTTTGGCCCTTTGTACTCGCGGAGTCCTAGATCATGCCAGGAAGACTCTATCTCGGGGATGGTTTTGGTCAGTAATTGTCCAAATGTGGACGATGACAGGAAAAACTTCGCCCGTGGCAGTGCTTCGAGTCGCTGGAAGTGTTTATTCCCGATGACGTGGGTCTTTCCGGCTCCACGACCGGCAATCAGGGTTTTGTCCTTTTGCTTCATCTGCAGGAACTGCTCCTGCTTGGCATTCAGATAGCGGAAGTACTCCGTACGTCCATCGTCAAAGGCAATGGCCTTGATGGCTCCCGTCACATCGTCTGTGATGACTATGGTACCCTTGCGGCCTTTGTATTTGATGCGCTGTCCGACACTATACTTCATCTTCATCATCGATTATCTCTATGTCTTCGCTTCCATCACTCAGGAAGGCGGTGGCACTCGAGTAGGTGATCTGTGGCAGTTGCAGGGTGCTCCAGTCAAATCCACCTTCCGCATCTGCGAGATGGAGACCGTCCAGCTTCATGAGTAGCTCTTCGTACTTTACGATGGTGGCCAGATAGTCTTTGGGCTGCTCTTTTTTGAGTGCGTATATGTATCCTTTGATGCGCTCACGCTGTAAGGCTTTCTGGAAGTCTTTATTTATCTTACGGATGGGTCCGAAGATCACTTCCACATCATTCATCATCTTGGCAAAGTAATGCTCCTTATCGGGCATGATGGAGTGCAGTTTCTTACGGATCCGGCGCTCTTCCAACTCCTCGGTCATGGCGACAAATACCTTATTCAAGTCATTGAAATAACTTTCCTCCGTCGGATTGAGCCGGTAGTAAATAGGGTCCATCATGTGCCAGTAGATCCGCTCCGGCGTGGGCAGCTCCTTATACTCCTGCTGACTGACTATTCTTATCACGTTTTGCCTGCTCAAGATACATTTTGTGTTTGGTGAGTCGTTCGATGGTTTTCTGCTTACCGGCGTATTGTGCCGGGTTTTTCTTCTGGTCTATGAGTGACAGCTCCCTGCGACGGTGTGAGAGCGATGTCTGCACGTTTTTGAGTTTGTCCATGAGCTCAAAAGGATCTGATGGTATGTCAAATATCTCGTCTGAGTCTATGGGTGGCAGTTCTTTTTTCTCCAGATAATAATTCTTATCAGTCAGCGTTTTGTTGATCTCATCCTGTACTTCTTTGATCTGATCGGCGATAAGTATGTCTTCATGATTGCCTGATGAGATGTGGAAGGTATTGCTCAGGCGCGCCCGCATGGTAAAGAGTTTATTCAGCGTCGAGTTGTACGACCTGATGATGGCGTCATCTGTATCCTGGCGTTTTGATTGCGTCACAGGGACAGGCATCGCATCCAGTAGCGCACCGTGTATTTTTTCTATCAGTATCGAGTTGGTGAACGTCATCCCCTTGGAGCGTAGCCTCTCTAAGTCCGGATGACCGGGCGCGTGTGTCGCTATGTATTCCAGCATCGTGTTGAAGTCGGAGAGATTCATTACTTTTTGGTTTCATTGGTGGTAGATTTGGTTTCTTCTGCTTCCGGTCCGTCCATGGGAGCGATACCGCCTTTATCTTCATCCAGCTTGGTGATGCGGAAATCTTCAAATGTAAATTTCAGCTTCGGATATTTCTCCTTCCAGCCATTGAGCCGGCACACGATGTCAAAGGCTTTGAGTATCTGCTTTCGTGGCCTTGGCGTTTTGGTCAGCACGTAAAAAAGGAATGCGTTTCTCATCTCACTACCAGAGCTCAGTTTGCCCTGGCTCTCGATGTTGGCCAGTGTCGGGTGTATGCCTTGACCGGAGATATTCGCCTGATTGGTCGCGGCGTACAGCTCCAGGAGTGACTTATCCTTCATGTCGTAGTTGATGGGCTCTATGGTCACACCGTCATATTTGTTGGTGATCTCATTTTTGATGTCTTCCAGGAATACGGCCCGTCCGGCATTGGATGCCCCTGCGAGGAGATCATTGATCTTATCCACAAAAGCCTGCTTGGCGGTCCGCTCTTTGTCTACGCACTCCTGTACTTTGGTGCTGTCATTGCTGGCGCTGGCCTGATCGTACTCATATTTATTGAGAAAGTATCCTTCCGGATATTTGACTATAAAACGGATGGAGTAGCCATTTTTCAGATTGCTCTCATGAAATACCGGTATGGCATTGCTCGTCCTGATCCACTCCACGCCGCCCCAGTAAGCCGGTATGGCATAGTATCCATCGCTGAATACATTATCTGCTATGTGCAGCATAAATTTTCCTGAAGGTTTTTCCTTATTATACACCGGGATGTATTGCGCCTTGCCCAGTATCTTTTCATCTTCAGCAAATTTCATCTTCCACACCGGATTGTATACGTAGCCAGGTATGATGCCGTTTACTTTCTCCACAGCCCGCATATACTTACAGTCTTTGCACATGACGGAGACGACGCGGTTTTTTCTGTCCAGGATAAACTCTGCAAATACATTGCTGTGCTTATACCACTGCAAAAATGCCATATCAATATATATGTCTTCAAATCCGCTCTCATCCAGCCATGCTTGTATATCTGAAGGCATCTCTACGACTTCCATGTCCTTCTTACCATCTGTGTACACATCATTATAAGCCATAAGTCCGTGGCCTATGGCAATATTCCGCTTGGTATCAAGAAGCTCCCCGATGATATTATTATCACAAAGCACCTGATCCCTGTATTGTGGCAGGTCATTTTTATTGCCCCACTGCTTGATCTTCTTACCACCGGCCATGTTAGCGCCGAGTTGGACCGTGGTGCCTATATCGGTGCGGTCTGCTGAGAGGCTCAGTACCTGTGCTTTTTCGTCTGCTACTCTGAACTCGCAGAGCATGGCTTCATTTCTACTCAATGTTTGATGGGTTGATGGTTAAAAGTAATCATGTAGGCAATCTTGATCGTCATCGGTGCGACCGGATTGGCAGGGTCTGTGAGTGTGATGGTACCTTCGCCTTTGAGATCAGCGACGGACCGGTACAGGAATTGTTTGGTCTTCCTGACCTTCGACCGGTAGCTGAAATACTCCAGCGTGAAGGGCTTACCCTCAGCGGATTTGATCTGATACAATACGCTTTCTATAGGAATAAATTCTTTATTCATGATACAAATGTCATTTGTCTGTCTGTCACCTGATAGGACACTCCATTATCTGGTGATCGGGTGATCTGTGATTTTGTGATCGGGGGTCATCTTATCCGGTAGCCCAGTGTCAATCTCCCGCCCTTCTGCAGGATGTCATAATTGTACCCGAGTTGCAATCGTTTGACGGACATAGATACGCCCGGAGCCAGCACGCCGGATCCGATTTGCGTATTGGCAAATATTGTTACATCGTATGATCGTGTGATCTTGTGATCGGGTGATGTCGTAACCGGCAAATGGCGATAAACACTGATGCTGTCCAGCCACCCGATAGTGCGGGCGTAGTAGGCAGTGTCACGGTATTCATTGACGGGCACATCTGCATAGAGCCACGAGGTATCTATACGGGAGATAACGGTCGTATCATATGCGCTGAGCGTCTCGTATATAGTGTCAGTCCTGGACAACAGGATTTTACGCCACTCTACACGCACAGGTGAAGGCACATTTCTGAGTACTGTATCCACCACACACACAGTATCGCTGCTGCCAGTATGTTTTTGCGGTCTGTCTGCACTCGATACCCACAGCAGTAATGCAATAAGAATGGCGATCAGTATTTCACGCCAGTAGGCCTTTAGATTGAAGTTGCTCATGGTAATGATTTTGAAGTGATGGAAAATTAAAATAATGGATGTGCAGACACTCCCGGGTGCAAAACTGCTTCCTGGTGATCAGCGTCGATACCGGCAGATCATAATGTTGAGCGCCGCACCCGTCACAGGTGAGTTTGGCTTTGAAGGTTACTTTTTTGCTCATATCAGTTGGCACAGTGCATCCAGACCACATACAGCTGACAGCTCCATCCTTTGTATGTCGCAGGGTTGACGGATGCGAGCAGTGCTGTGGGTGTACGTCGGGTTTTATACTTTTTGTTTTTTACGCACAAAAGACATTCATGCGGCAGTATGTCAATAGGATGAGATTCTTTTGATTTCATTGACGGTGTTTTGTACTTTATTAAAATCGGTGTATACGACATGCGTCTTCAGGTCCATACTGGCTATCGCTTCCGGTATACTTCTGGTGATCTGCTGTACCGCATCCAGCAGCATGTCTATACGTCCATTATCTGCGGCTATCGGAGCAGGATTGCGGCTCAGCACCTGCGGGCTGATGGTCGGCGTGGTACGTGGCAGTGATGGTATGAGTCCACCATCTGCAAAGCCGGGGATACCCAGTCTCCGGAAGATGTCGGGTCCGGCCAGTCTTTTGAGATTTTCCTGCTGTGGCTCGTTAAACATCACCTCGCCCGGCTTTGCGGCGATGAGTACATTGTCACCACCGGGCAGCGGGTTGATATTGGGCCGCTCCTGGATGAGCTGTCCGGATACGGTTTTGATCTTACCTCCCAGGAAAAACTGCTGAGCGTTGACCTTGGCAATGGCTATACCGGCACGGACGGCGGTAAATATCGCCCTCGCTGTACCTACGATCGGTCCGGCGATGGGTCCGAGTTTGGCGGACTGCTTATAGTTTTCTGCAATCTCGGCCAGTGAGTTGACAAAGATGGACGCAGTCTCAAAGGCTTTGATGGCTGTGGCGTGTTTGCGCCTGGCTTTCTCATCCTGAGAGAGCAGATCAGCGCCGAGACTGAATATCTCTTTGGCTATGCCTATGCCTTCGTTGGCGATGGCTTTTTTGAGATCGGCGGTCTTCTGCTCATTGTCGGTGCCTTGTTTGTTGTACTCGATCTGCGTTTTGAGTCGCTCGGCTTGTATTTTCTTATATACTTCGGTCTCTATGAGTCCGTTTTCTTCCAGCATGCGGAGCTGCTCATCATAGAAGTTGAGCTGTACACGCAGACGGCTCAGGTTGTACTCCTGCTCTGTGATGAGCCGGTTGGCAAATTTATTTTCCAGATCCGTGAGCTGTGCATTTTCCAGCTCTCCGATCTGAGCGGCGCGCTCCTTTACGATGTCGCTCTCCACCTTCAGCAGCTCTATATTGAGCTCCTTGCGCTTGTCGGTCTCTGCCTGTCCGAATGCATCGAGCAGCTCTATCCTGGTAGCGAGATTGGCGGATGTGATGCGGAGCTTTTCGAGCTCATACTGCTCCAGGCTGATTTTGCCTTGCAGATATGACTCTTCCAGTACTACCTGCTCTCTGTCGGCGGCTTCTTCCAGCATTTTGAGACGCAGATCCAGCACTCCTTGTGCAAACTCCGGATTGAGCGGATTGAAAGCGAGTAGAGCATCCCGCTCTTTGGCCTGTAGCTCCAGTTTTTTCTTCAGGAGAGCGGCGGCTTCTTTTTCGGCTTTTTTTTCTGCGGCAGATTTTTCTGAGCTACCACCGGTACCACCGACGGATCCACGAGTATTGCCGTCATCCTTTGGTGCAAATCTTTTCCTGATATTTTCTAATGTAGATCCCAACTCTATCGCCCGTGCTTCCGCCGCTTTGATATAATCTTCCTCGTCTTTGGTCGCTTCATTGATCAGCGTTTTAGCGCCTTGTACGGTGACGTCAATAAATTGCTTTGAGATATTCTTTTGTGCTTCGAGCTGTGCGGGAGTAGCGCCTATCTTACCCAGGTCTTCATTGGCCTGTTGTGTACGGGCTGTAGATACTGCAGCACCTGTTTGAAGCCTTTCCGCTCTAAGTCTTTTTTCTTTTACTTTCTCCAGATTTTCTTCCAGCACCAGAAGGAGTATTTTTTGCTGAAATGCATCATTGGCCAGATTCTGAGCGCGGGTGATGTCATCTATACTGTCAGACTCCTTGATAAGGTTTGGCAGGTAGTCTTTATATTTGATATTGAGCTGGTCGATGATCTCCTTCCTGCCTTCCGCTTCCGGAGCCAGTCTCTTGAGTACACCTATCTCTGAGTTAAATTCATTTTGCAGCAAACGGGTCTGCTCTGTGGCTGTTTTGGTCGGACTGATGAATTCCTTGAGTGATGTAGTCGCCTTTGACATTCCATCAAATAATCGGGTAAAAAGCGGCCCCACCTTATCCCCGATCACCGTCACCAGTTGCGTATAGCTATTGGCTGCACGATTCTGTGCAGATGCGAGATTCTC